TTATGAACTTGAAAATCGAACTGCCGATCCTGACACTACTTACAACATTGCAAGCCTTATCGCCAACAGCGCACTTGGAGTTTTATACGAGGACAATGAGGGTCGCATCTCCTATGCTGACACAACCCATCGACAGAATTATCTTGCCAACAATGGATACACAGAAATTTCAGCCAACACCGCTATTGGTGCAGGATTAAAGGTTTTGACTAGAGGCGCAGATGTCAGAAACGAAATTATTCTTAATTACGGCAACAACTATGGATCACAGAAAACCGCAATTGATTTAACTAGCATTGCAACCTTTGGGTATAGAGGTGAAACCCTAAATACAGTCTTGCATGATGCGACCGATGCACAAGCTGTGGCTGATCGTTTTATTGCCCTTAGATCCTATCCAAGAGCGTTATTTGACAGCATTACATTCCCATTGACTAACTCAGCCATTGATGATGCTGACAGAGATGCCTTGCTTCAAATCTTTGTAGGTCAGCCAATGCGAATAACAGACTTGCCGGTTCAAATAGCCCCAACCGAACAATTTGAGGGTTATGTGGAAGGTTGGCGTTGGAGCACTAGATTCAACGAATTATTCTTGACCATAAATCTAAGCCCGATTGAATTTTCTCAAGTAGCACTTGCTTGGGATCAAGTATCAGCCTCAGAGGCATGGAACACTTTATCCGCTATACTAACATGGGAAAATGCGATTGGAGCAGTAGCCTAATATGGCAAACACTACGAATTATAATTGGGAAACACCGGACGACACAGATCTGGTTAAGGATGGCGCAGCTGCTATTCGCACGCTCGGTTCATCTGTTGACACAACAACAAAAGCCTTAAATCCGTCAACCACTCTTGGCGATATCGAATATCGTTCAGCAACAGCAAACACAAACACAAGACTTGGGATTGGAACAACTGGACAAGTTTTAACAGTTGCTGGAGGCGTGCCAACTTGGGCAACTTCCGATGATGCCAATGCAATTCAAAATGCTTTGCTTACCACAACAGGCGACACAATTTATGCAAGCGGTGCAAGCACACCTGCTAGATTAGGAATCGGAACAACTGGACAAGTATTAACTGTTGCTGGTGGTGTGCCATCTTGGGCAACACCTGCTGGTGGTGGCGGAAAAGTTTTGCAGGTAGTTGAAGGAACATTAACTGGTGATGAATATACAACATCAACTACTTTTGCCGATTCAGGATTATCAGTATCAATTACTCCATCATCTGCAAGTTCAAAAGTTTATGTGATGGCTATGTTATCAAGCGCAGGTAAATATGATGGGGCTACTGGCAATGCATTACAAGCAAGGTTGAACAGAGATAGCACATCAATTTTATTTGTAGGCGACAGAGTTGCTTTTACTAATGCTAACGATTTTAATTATATTTCAGTTGCATTGAATAAATTGGATAGCCCTGCAACAACATCTGCAATTACATATAAAGTTCAATTTGCTTCAAAGGTAAGCGGTCAAACAGCAGTAATAAATTCGTGGGGTTCTAGCGATACTCTTGTTTCAACAATAATTGCAATGGAAATAGGTGCATAATGAATAAAGGTGAAAAAACTAAAGCAATTCTCTTTATTAGACCAAATGCTGAATTTTATACTAACGATGGTGAAATAATTTGGTTAGATCAAAACCAGACAAAACCAACAGAGGCAGAAATTAAAGCAGGTTGGCTTGCTTATCAAGAGGCGCAAGAAGCCGAAGTTGAAGCAAAGGCAGCCAAAAAAGCAGCAGCACAATCTAAACTTGCGGCACTTGGTTTAACTGTTGAGGATTTGACGGCACTAGGCTTGTAATGAAGCCTTACCTATCTAAAGCAGCTGTTCAATTACGGGAGCAAATTGATGACAGTTTTGTTGAAAGATCGAGAAAATCGGATGGTTGGATTTCAGACGCTAGGCATCAAAAAGTAAAATCGGATCACAACGCCTTACCTTCGGGTGAGGTTTGTGCCATTGACATTACAGCTGATCTAGGTCAAGCCGAAGGCATATCTGCCTACCTTGCCGATCAGATACGCATTGCTGGCAAAACAGATAAGCGGATCAAATATGTAATTCACAATCATCATATTGCCAGCAAACTATTAAACTGGCGTTGGCGTAGATACAAAGGCATAAATCCCCACACCAAACATATTCATATTTCATTTTATCCAAAACAATCAGGAGAGTTCTTTAACATCCCACTACTAGGAGGCAACTAATGAAACTATCTAACAAACACAAGGCTGCAATTAAGTCATATTTAAGAGCTGTAGCTGCTTCCGGCATTACTGTCCTTTTGGCAATTGTTGCTGATATTCGACCAGAGTTTGCAATCTTGGCTGGAGCGTTAGTTGCACCTATTGCCAAAGCACTTGATCCAAAGTCCGGCAAAGAAGCTGATTATGGAATCAATGCGAAATGACAGCAAACGAATGGGTTGGTATCGCCGTTGGCGTATCCGCCATATCAACAAGTTTGTTAGTGGGTCTGCGCTGGGTTATTAAATCCTATTTGAATGAGTTAAAACCAAACGGAGGCTCATCAATGAAGGATCAGATTAATCGATTGGAACAGCGTGTCGATGATCTATTTGTTTTAATCTCTAAGCGATAATTTTATTTATGGCGAACACTCGAAAACCTATCAAACGCAAAAAGATCAATCGTCGTGTCGTTCGCCAATCTCCTGAACCATTAACAAAGATCGATCAACATTACACCGCATTGCATGAATGTTATAAAGCAGCTCGTAAGGCAGGATTTACTCCAGAGCACGCATTCTGGTTAATGACCGAGCACAAAACTTTTCCTGATTGGATTGTGGGCGATGGTGGAATAATCCCATCCATAGATCCAACTGACGATGAGGATGACGATTAAGCGATACTTAGTAATAAGTGATTTGCAAATTCCCTACCATCATGAAACAGCTGTCAAGAATGTTATTAAATTGGCGAAGCGTGAAAGATTTGACAGCGTTCTATGCGTTGGCGATGAAATCGACTTTCAAACCATTAGCCGTTGGGCTGAAAAAACACCTTTGGCTTATCAACAAACTTTGGATGATGACCGCACAGCTACTCAAGAGATCCTTTGGGCTCTCACAGAGCACAGCCGAGAGGCTCATATTATCCGCAGTAATCATACTGATCGCCTTTATAACACTTTATTAAAAGTTCCGGGGATGATCTCACTTCCCGAATTGCAGTATGCCAAGTTTATGGATTTCGAATCTATGGGCATTACTTTTCATAAAACATTCTTTGAATTTGAAAAAGGCTGGATCTTGGCTCATGGCGATGAAGGCAACATGAATCCCAACGCTGGACAGACTGCCCTAAATCTCGCCAAAAAGGCTGGTAAGAGTGTGGTTTGTGGGCATACCCATAGACTAGGTATGTCAGCCTACTCAGAAGGGCTGTATGGGGCTTACAGACCCCTTTACGGGGTTGAAACAGGCAACCTTATGAACAGAGCAAAAGCCTCTTATACAAAGGGCTTGGCTAATTGGCAAATGGGCATAGTAATTATGGACTGGGATGGCAAGAATATGAATGTCCAGATGATTCCAATAAACAAAGATGGAAGTTTCACAGCTCTTGGAAAGTCTTATGGGGCGTGAAACAGACTATATCGACCGCACGATTGATGACCATATCGATGATGTTGAGGATCTTGGCGTTATCTAATCGTTATAAAACACGCCGAAAGTAATTAACCGCCTGTCCTTGATCTAGGTCATACTTTATGCATCCACAAAAGCTGTGGATATGTAAGGGAGCAACATGAACGCATGGCTAGAAGCAAGAGATATGGGTTTTGTAATCATGTGGGCAATTGTCGGTTTGACTTTTGCTGCATGGATTATTTATGAGATCCGAGATACCGCATTCCAGAATGGTTATTGGAAGGGTCGGGCTGATGGTTGGAATATGCATCGCCGAATGACCAATATTAAAACACAGTCAGATGAGGTCTTTGACTATGACAAAAACTGAGCAGTTATTTGATGAAGCCATTACAACCATTCAATCAAGAGGTGTCGTTTATGGGCATCCTTATTACAACATGGAGCGAATCTCAAAGCTGGTCAGTTCGTATCTTGAATACCCAGTCATGCCACACGATATTTGTATCTTTAACATCTTGCAGAAAATTAGTCGTTTGCAGGAAAGTCCGGGGCATTATGACAGTTGTGTGGACATTGCAGCATATATCGGTTTATACAGGACAGTTTATGAAGCCGAAATCGACAGCGACTTCAAAAAAGGAGATGATCTCTAATGGCATTTAATCTTGAGGATTATGAGGATGTGGCAACGCTGAACAAATGGTTCATTGCCAATTATCCAATGGGTCGATCTGACATATCAGTTATTAGCCATGATCCTGAAAAGGGTTATATTTTGGTGCAAGCAACTTTGTGGCGAGATGCAGCAGATCCATCACCGGCAGTTAGCAACATTGCATTTGGATCTAGAGAAACCTACATGGCTAATATGAAAAAATGGTATGTCGAGGATACAGCTAGCAGCAGTTTAGGAAGGGCAATAATAATTCTTAAAGGCTCAAATAAGACTGCTACGAAAGACAGCATGGAAACTGTTAAGGCAGATCAATCATTCAAAGAGAAGTTGGAAAGTCGCCAAAACATGTATGGCAAGGCAGGATCTAAGTCAGCACAAATTGAAACAATCCTAAGAGATAGTTTTGAAGCTGATAAACCTAAAGATCCTGTTGCGTGGTCGGTTGGTGAAGTTGTCGATCAGATAGCGGCATCTATACCAAATGAGCCACCTGCGTGCCAGCATGGGCATATTCTTAAAGAAGGAATATCTAAAGGAGGCAAGCCATATTATGGTTATGTTTGTAAAGCAAAAGAATGCCCACCTTCGTGGGCAAAACTTACAGCTAATGGAAAATGGTATTTTGAAGGAGGTGAATAAATGGGTGAATTACAAATCATTGACGGCTCTGGTCTAACTGCAACTTTTACAGATGATGGAGTTAAGGTAGAGCCATCAACAACATATTGCGACTTATGCAACGATGACAGATTACTTCATGAGGGCGATCTGCTTCGATGCTATAACTGCCACGCAATCAATCGAATTCCGTATCATGCCTAATTACGAATACGAATGT